CCGCTTCAGCGCCGTGCCGGTCACGCCGCTGCGCTTCTGGATTTCGTTGATGTCGGTCAAGCCGCCGCGGTCGATCAGGGTCAGCGCATACGTTTCCCTGCTGGTGACGGATTCTCCATCGCCGTCGCCCTGGGGTTTCGTGAATGCCTTGATCGTGCCGGGCTCATATACCGGGCCGCCGATGCCGCTGGCGTTGATCATGGCGATCTCGCGCCCGATGGTGCGCTTCTTCTTCGGGTCGTCGGTAAGGTAGAAGTCCGACATCAACTTCGCCAGGGTGCGGGCGCGCTCGTGCTTGTCGTCTTTCTCTGCGCGCTCCTGCGCCGTGTATTCCTGGCCTTTCTGCTTCATGTACTGCTCGCGGACCTTCATCTTCTCGTCTTCTGGCATGGCGCCCCAGGTTAGCGACCACTTACCCATATTGCCAGATGACATGCGGGCAAGCGCGGCGGTTGCTGACCCGGCAAAATCCGGCTGCATGGCAACCTTCGTCATGGCATTGACGCGGGCCTCTGATTGCGCCTTGTCGAACTGCTTGCCATAGGTCGGGTCGCCCGTGATGCGCGCCGCCTGCATCGCCTGGGCGCGCTGCGCCATCGCCAGGTCGTCGGCGGTCTTGACCACGCCATCTGGACCGGCCTGGTCGCCAGCGAGGTAGATAACCTCGAGCGTCTGCGGCAACTTTGAGAAGTATTCATCGACGGCCGCCTTCTGCGCCGCCTGGTATTTCTTGACCTCGCCTGCCGCCAGGTGTTGATAGACCGACGCGCTGTGCGTGGTCAGGGCGGCCCGCAACTTGACGGCGGTTTCGCCATCGACTTGCGCCAGGGTTTGCGTATAGGCATTGGATACGGCATCCATGCGCTCGGCTGCGGCGGCAATGGGCGTAATGCCCATTTCTACCTCGGCCTGAATCCGCGCCATTTCCTCGACGCCGCGGGCGTTCAGTTGATTACCCAACACCGTCGCCTGCACCTTGCGCGCGGCGTTGCCGAAGTGAGTAAAGCGGGACTGCAGCGGATCATCGCCGGCAGCCACGGCTGCGGCAAGTTGCTCGACGCTGACGGGATTCTGCGCTCCCCATGCCGCCCCCTCGGCCTCGGCCTGCGCCGCGGCGTCTTTGTAGAGGCTGGCCGCCATGCGGTCAAGCACGGCGGTCGCGGTATTCGATGCGATGGCGGACAGGCGGGCGTTGCGTGCCGTCATGTCGGACATGGCGCCGAGCGCCTGCACCGACACCCTGTCGGCCAGTTTATCGACCGGCTGCACGGCCGGCGTGATGTTCACGCCCTGAAGGCCGAGGCCCGATACCTGATAGCGCGGATTGTCTGCCATTTAGAACCTCATGCCCACATAGCCATTTGACGGCCGCAGGCCCACATAGCCATCAGAGAATCGGAAACCGGTCCCGCTCGAGGTCGTCGTGCCGAGATAGTTTCTTGGTGCGGATGGGGGGCCGCCCAGGCGGCCGAATCCGACGACGCCCTCGCCAATGGACATGATCCCCTTCCACAGTGCGTCGTCCTTGATCTTCTGCGTCGCGCTGTTCGCGCTGGCCTCGGCCATAGACCCCGTGCCGATGGCGATGTCGCCAGCGTAGAAGGCCGACAGGGCGCCAATGTCGTATTCGCCCTTTTGCAATTCTCCCCACTTGAGCGCGCGGGAGGCGGCGTCCTTGCTCGTTGTGGCGTTCTCGGCGGCGATCTCCCATTCCTTGCCGGCCTCGCGGTCGTTGTACTTCTGCAGGTCGAGGGGCGAGCCGGAAAACGGCTGTATGTTCATTGCGGCGGCGCGGGCGATGGCGGCCCCGTTGGCGCGGGCCAGCCGCTCGAGGATGTTGTTTGCCTGACGCTTGGCGTTCAGTTCTTCGCGTCGGTAGTTGAGCGACCTTTCCTGCGCCTGGATCAGCGCCATCTGCCCCTGCTGCTGCATCTGCGCGGCCTGCATGCGGTACTGCATGGCCTGCGTCTGGTATTGCTGGTTTTGCAGCATGCCCTGCATGCGCATGGCCTCGGCCTGGCGCTGGCCCTCGTTGATCGAGCGCAGACCAGAGACAATCGACATGCCAGCAGCAATGATGCCTACGGCTTCCATTATGTTCCCCCGTACACGCTGACCTTGTAGTCGAGGCCCAGCAGCGTCATCTTGAGCGGCACGCCCTGGGTGATCTCGATTGCGGCGTCGTTGGTATATCCAAGCATGGAATGCAGTTGCTTGTTCCCGGTGAATTCCTGCACCGGGTCGTCAAGCACGTCCTCCCCGAAACTGCGGAAGCTGATCTGCTGGGAGTTGATCAGCAGTTCTTGCGTCGAGTTGAGGATGGCCGTGACCTCGACGATGCGCTTCTTGAACGACGTGCGCGACCCGACAGGAAGCCGCGGCTCGACCGGCAGGGTCTTGGCGTAAATGGTGATCGGCAACCCGACTTCCCACGATGTCGTCGCCGCCCGTGCGAAAGTAATCGAACCCCCAACAGGGACGACTTGCTGCGCCTCGACTACGCCGTCGCGGATAATGTCCACTGTCTTGCCGACGTGCGGCAGACTGGACGCGCCCGCCCCGCTGGCGCCGGCCATCGCACAATCTGTGAAATAGCCAGGATCGAACAGTTCGATGTAATACTTGTCTGTGCTGTTGAATGTTCGCTTGACGGCGACATAGACATCGGTCACATCGACGGCCACGTCCTTGAATAACCCGTCCGTGATGTACTCGCTGGGGGCGATGACGTTCTGCGCCCGCAGGATCGAATAGACCGCCATCGTCCCGTCGTAGGAATTGACGATCATCAACTTATCGCCCTCGTTCGTGCTGATGGCGCGGCGAAGGCCCATGCGCGTCGGGGTCTTCAGCAGGTGCGACGAAAGCAGGCTTATCTTGTTGCTGATATAGGACAGTTCAGAATCACTGAACAGCAACTCGTTCAGGGACTTGCCGCTGCGCTGGACGAACAGCGTGCCGGTGTCGAGTTGCTGCACGCGCACGCCCGGCTTGCTTCCGGCGCGGCTCACCGTCTTGATGAAGAAGTTCGTCGGGGTGACGGGCTCGCCGATGGCCTGGGCGACGTAGAACTCGCCGCCCGTCGTGAAAATCTGGAGGTCGCGGCCGCTGATGATGTCGGTGATGACGTTTAGCTGGTTCGTGTCGAGCGTGGCTTCCACCGCGTCATCGTCGTAACTCGTCACGGGGTTGAAGTCCCAATAGAGGCCGACCTTGCTGCCCCATATCGTCGATGGGCGGAAGGAACTTCCGCCGAAATACAGGCGCCCCTCGTGAAATGTCACCGAGCGCGGATAGCCGCGCGATGCCGACCACGCTGCCTCGTAGCCGGTTTCCAGTTCCCAATTCCCCGACGCCATCGCCGCCGCGGAAAAGAACGGATATTCTGTAACGGCCTGAACTACGGTGTCCGACGTGTAGCCGATGATCTTGGCGCGGCCCTGCGGCGTGCCGTTGATGTACTGGCCGATCTGATTGCTGACGGTGTAGGTCGAGGACACCCCTGGCGTTACCGACCAGGCGGAAACGACGGTGGCGACTTTTGTCGATCCGACATAATCGGTGATCACTCGAGACTGACCCGCGCCCGTGCCGCCCGTTATGGTGATGACGGCGCCGTTGTAAATGTCGTCGGTTGCCGAGGCGCCCCCCGCCAGGGTGATCGTCGTCGAGGCGCCGGCCGTTGCCGTCCCGCTGGTGCCGTTGTGGAATGTCGTTGCCCCTGCTGTCAGAGTGATCTGCCCCGAAGTTGCGCTCGGTGTCAGGGTGGTGGCCGGATTGCGCACCACGACGCTGAACTGATAATAGGGCGTCGAATCGAAGGCAATGCTGCCGATGGTCCATGAGGCATCGGTCGCCCCGCGCACGAGCGCCTGCGGCGCAAGGTCGGGATGGCAAATTATCATGGTGTCGGCCGATTGCGTCCAGGTCAGTTGACCCAGCATGGCCGACGTGATGGTCGTCGTTAGGTAATCGAGGCTGCCGCCGTTGATGTCGGGGATCACTGCGCCATCTTTGACGACGATCATCTTCTGATCGACGAAGACGAGCAAATAGGAATCGGTGACGCTGAACTCGAAGGGAACCAGTCGGATGCCATTGGCTGGCGTGCCGACCGTGATCTCGGTGATCTTGCGCAAGCCGGGGCGCCGCGTGATGCCGCCCTGCGGCTGGACATCGACGTTTGTCGCCTTGGCGAGCGCGTTCTGATACTGCTGCAGGTCCATGCGGGCGCGCAGCAGCGGATCGACCTCGCCGACGCTGAAGTTGTTTTGAACGACGACGAAGCGTCCCATCAGCACCTCACGGCGACAAGGGCGAAGTCTTCCAGGGATTGCGTGCTGCGGCTTTGCCCGTCGATGTTGGCTGCCTTGCGGAAGTAGCCGCCGCGGCCGTTCTCGCTCGGCGCTCCCTCGGCTACACCCTGCCAATAGGCGGCTTTCTGCGTCTGATCAGTAACCGGCTCGGCGAAATGCCAGGCCAGGTAATATTTGAGCAGTTGTACGAAATATTGCGGATAAGCAGCCTCGCCGGGGTTGTACTGGTAGTCGATGACGACGGTCGATTCATCGGTGAAGAGCGACGCGCCAAATATCTCGAACGCAGAGATTGGCGCCTCGCCTGTTCCTGACGTATTGAAGACTGCGCGCGGCGCTGCCAGCCTGTCTGACGGCAACGGGTAGGCATAGGACCATTCATTCGTCGGGGCATCGATAGCGCGCGCGAGTTGAACCTTTTTCAAGGTGAAAGCCCACGGA